TCCACTTCTCGGTGTCGGTGGAGAGCGTCACAAGGTGGGTGTCGGGCATGCCCCAATCCACCTCGGCATCGATCCCCGTCACCGCACCGGTCTCGTCGAGCGACACCAGCGGGGTCTTGCCGGTGATTACGCCCTGCGCGGCCATAAACTCGATGCGCCGGTCGATCATGTCGTCGAGGTCTTCGATGTCGCGCCCGATCTGGCGTTGCGCCGCACCGACGAGGTCACGGTCGCTGTACAAATGCGAGCCCATCGCGCGGCGCTGGATGATCTCCTCGGCGTTGGTCGGGCGACCCGGCTTCATGTAATGAGGCGGATACTTTCGCGAAGCGCCGGGCACGCACGGCCTCGGCAAACTCCGCGGCAACATCGCGCGGGGCGGCACGAAGGTCCTCGCCTTCGGCCGCCAGCCCGGACACCCAGCCCCAGGCGGGGCCGTTGTCCACGGGGTGCCCCACCACCAGCGGCGCCTCGTGACGCGCGGGGTCGTAGGCCGCAGCGGTCGCGGCCAGATCGGCAGGCGTGAGGGTCACGCTCTGCCCGGCCATCGCCTGGTAGGTGCCGGCGCGGAAGATGTGCAGCAGGGAGGGGGTGCTCATGGCGGGCATCCTGCCCCGGCGGGTCGAGCGGATCAGCTAACCAGGGTTATCCGTTCCGAGCCCGCTTGCGGGTCTCGCGCGACCCGCCGCGAGGGTCGAGCGTGCGGGAGGGCCGGTTTCCGTTTTAATTTTTGCTGTAGGTGGTTTAAAAACGTCTGACGGGGGGTCGGTAAGGCAAGGGTAGCGGGTCGGGGTTGCAACGCCTCAGAGGGCCGTTTTTGACAGGTAGTCGCTCAAGATGTCCCCGATGGCCTCCCGATCGTCCGCGGAGACGCCCAGGAAGGGCCGCGCCGGGATGTCGCCCCACGGGATCGGACCGCCGCGCTTGGTGGTACCGCTCGCGCCCTTGGGCTGGCCGAACTGCTGCACGGCGGCATAGATGCGGTTGGAGCCGACCTCCACCGCGCGAGCGCCGTCGGCGAGCTGCCAGCGCATCTGGCCTTGGAGCATGCCGGATTGGTAGAGCGGGTTGTCGCGACCCTTGCGGGCGATGGTGACATCGGTGTTGCGCGCCCAGGGGGTGCCGTCCGGGGCGCGCTTCTCGCCTTGGCCGAAGCGCGCGCGGGTGGTGCGCAGCAGATGCTCGCCGATCTCGGCGAGCGCGGGGGACGGATCGCCGACGGCGGCGGCGAGCTTGGACAGCGACGCGCGCAGGGCGGCGTCGTCGATCTGGATGGTGATGCGGGTGCCGGCCATTGTGCTATGCTCCTAAGTAGTCCTTGCGGCAAAATCCCGACGCGGTCGCCGCCAGCACCAACCCTGGTGACCCATTCCTGACTGGGTGAGAGTTTCGTTCGCTGAGCACGGGCCAGCGACGCAAGGAACATTCGGCGCGTCAGGCGACGCCGAGCTTTCCCCAATCGTCGGGCGAGACCTTCTTCTTCACTTCCTTCGCGTCCGTCTGGTGCAGGCTGATGAGATACACCTCGTCGCGTGCCCTGGTCGTCTTCACGACAGCCATCCAGATCACATCCCCTTTCCGCCAATAGATGACCTTTTGCGCGCCGTCATGGGTGATCACCGGCGCCCCGTCCAGCATCCCTTGCAGCGTCTCATACCAGCTTGCGGCATGCCCCTGGCCTTCCCGCTTCACGAGCTGCTTGACAAGGGTGTCGGCGGACAGCATGACGACCTGACGCTCGGTGCCGAGCAGCGCCTTGACGGCGGGTGAAATCACCGCCAGCGGGAGCCGTTCGGAAGGGATCAGCCGGGCCTGGCGCCACGCCCTCACCAGCGCATCACCGGCAAGCCCGACGGACAGCGGCAGACGCAGCCATTGCGCGACTTGCCCGCTCACCCGATCGAACCAGCGCTGCATCACCCCGTCGGCGGCATAGCTCTTGACGATGGCGCGTGCGGTGTCGTGAGGGTATTTGTCGAAGACCGGCCACCAGCTCGCCCCCGGCGCATACCCCCATCCCTCGTCGATCCCCGTCAGGTCGTCCGGGGCGGTGGGCGCTTGGTCCGGGCCGTCTTTGCCGGAGCGCGCGAGCTCGCGCTCGGAGACGCCCTCTATCCAGCATTTGCAGCCCCAACCGCTCGGCGCGGTGTGCGTGGACCACCACGGATCGTCGGCACGCAACACGGTCCCGTCCCAGGCCAGATGATGCGGACGCGGGTTGAGCACGTTGTCGTTGTGTTTGTAGCGCAGATACGGCACGCCCATCGCTTTGAGCTGCGCCCAGCGCCCGGCGGCATAGCTGGTGCGCAGGTTGGTCTCGTAGATCACGCGGGTGCGCCAGGCGCGGCCGGCCTTGGTGCCCTCCCCGGTCCAACCGGTCCAGCCGTGGTGCGCGACGATGGCCTCGAAGTCGCGCCGGAACTCCTCCAGGGTCGTGCCCTGGTCGATGCCCTTTTGTACGGCCATGCGCAGGTCGTCGATGAGGTCCGCCTTCATGGCGCCGGCGACCACGAAGGCGCGATCGTGCGCGCTCTGCCAGATATCGCGCCAGGTGGCGGTCGGCAGGCTGAGCTTGCCGAGGAAGAATTGGATCTGCTCGGCGAAGGCGAGCGAGCCGTAGCGCGCGTCAGCCATGGGCGGGCTCGGCAGGCTTGGCCGCCCACTGCGGACAACCTTGGCCGCTCGCGTGCTCGGGGCGGTCCAGCCGGCACTTGGGCCGCTGGCACGGGCACGAGAACGTCAGGCGATAGCGACAGGTCGCGCAGGGGCGGGGCTCAGTCATGCCCTTCCCCCTCGACCAGGGTGTGGCGCGGGGATTCCCGGAACGGCTTGCGGTCGCGGTGCTCTTGCTGCTTGCCGACGTTCCAAGCGGACACGGGGCGATGGTAGCCCATGACCCTGCTCCACACCTCGCAGCGCGTGCGCTCCTGCGCATTGAGCCCCGGCGTGTAATGCGGGCACTCGGGGCAGTCCTGCGGGACCTTGCGGTCGAGCTTGCACTCGGGCGGGTCGCGCTCGATGAGCTCGCCGCAGGGGATCGGCCGCGTCATGCCGCGCCCTCCATCACCGCAAACCGCCCGGCCAGCTCGGCCGCGGCGAGCGCCTCGCCCATCACGGCGACGAGCTCCCCGTCGGGAAGCTGCGGGTAGAGCCGCTCGAGACGCGCCATCAGATCAGCCGGGGTCTCGCCCGCGGCGATCGCGGTGTCGAGCTCCGCGCGGATGCGCATCGCCATCGCCTGCATGGCGGGCTCGGCGAGGCGCCCGAGGGCGGCGACGGTGAGCTGGGCGTAGTCGGGCGCGCTGTCGGGCTCGGTCGGCGCGGCCAGATCGGCCGGCTCGTCGTCCGGATCCGCCTCGCCCACGCGGGCGCCGGATCCCTCGGCGGGATCCCCGTCGTCGGTCTCGGTCGGCTCGGCCGGCTCGGCGTCGTCCGCCGATGTCGGCGCCGCGCCGTCGGCGAGAGTCTCGGGCGTGGCGGTGTTCACGCGCTCCCACTCCCCGCCGTAGGTCGCGACCACCTGCGCCAAGGTCGGCCGGTAGCCGACATCGAAGAGCTTGCGCTCCCGATCGGCGCGCTCGGAGAGATCCTCCTCCTCGTCCGTGCGGCGCCAGATCTGCGGCGGGACGGCGCCGGGATAACTCCACTCCGTCACCCAGCGCACCCAGGTGGCGTTGGCGCTGCCGCACAGCACATCGGCATCGGCGGTCACCAGATCCGCGCGCACGGCATCGGAGGAATCCTCCCCGCCCAGGCGCCCCGGCGTGGCGTCCGCCCCGGCGGAATGGCCGAGGATGACCTTGGAGATCGCGGTGTCCCAGTAGCGCGCGGCGGTGTCGTAGTCCGCCCCGCCGGAGCGTGAGGCGGCGAGCAGCTCCGCGGTCATGCCCTCGGGCAGGATCAGGGCGGATTGGTTGCGGATCGCGGCCAGCGCGGCCAGGAGCTTGGCCTGCTCGTCCGCGCTCGCGCCGGGCGGAAAATGGCCCATCGCGGTCGGGGAGGCGTATTTGTCCAGCGCGATCAGCCAGAGCTTCGCCACGCCGCGCTTGAACTGGGCGGGCCAGAAACACCAGTGCGCGAGGCCCATCCCGTAGGGGTCGTCCTCGTGGGTGGCGCCGGTGCTGAAGGTCCAGAATTTACGCTCCGGCAACAGCTCCCCGAGCGGGTTGCCGACGGTGAGCAGGCGCAGCCGCCCCTCGGGGTCGTAGGCGAAGCGGCGCTGGTCGCGGGTGCGGATTGCTTCGGGGATGATGTGGCGGCCGTCGCGCACCCAGACCAGCTCGCTCACGGCATAGCCGTAGAACACGCCGTAGTGCATCTGCTCGGTGACCCGGTCCCAGGGCAGCACGTCCTCGATCACGTTGCGGATCAGCTCCGCGGCCTGCTTGTCTTTGCGCGAGGTCCCGCCCGGCAGCACTTCCCATTCGGTGGCGATCAGGCCGAGCCGGCGCTGTTGCAGGGCGGAGAAGACCTGGAAGTCATCGAGCACCTGGCGGTAGACGTCCAGCCACAGCCCGCCGCCGCGCCCTTGCCATTCGTCTTGCGGCGACAGCAGCGGCAGGCCCTCGACCACGCCGCGGGTGATGTCGCGCCCCGCGGCCAGCGTGGCGAGCTCGCCCATGACGGGACGGCCCGGGGCGGCGAGGTCGGCCGTCGGCACCCGCGCACCGAACAGCGAGCGGAAGAGGTTACTCATAGCTGTACTCCGCCATGCCGTTGGAGACCGCGCCGAAGCCGACCGCGGAGAGCGACGGCTCCGCGGGGTCGAGCCCGAGGCGGCCGGGCTCGCGCTCGCCGGCGGAGGCGACCGTGTTGAGGTCCGGCGGGTCGGCGCTGGCGGCCACGTCGGCGAGCAGGCCGGCAATCGCGGAATCCCCGTGGCGCTGGCCCTTGCCGTCGGTCTTGCCCTCGGGCACCCGCGGCACGCCGCGCACGATCTTCACCGCCCGATGGTCTTCCAGCACGTCGTCGTGCCGGATCAGGATGGTGGTGCGGTCCTCGAGGCCGGCCTTGTATTTGGGGAAGCTCTCGCGGTAGAAGGCTTCGGTCGGCATCACGGCCTGGATCAGGCTGGCGCCGAACACGTCGACCGTCTCCTCGGCGAGCTGCTGGCCGTTGCCGCGCGCGTCCAGGGCCGCGCCGGAGAAGCGCGGAAGACGCCTCAACGCGTGGTGCAACACCTGTTTTTGTTCGCTGAAAGGGGTGTTGTGCATCTCGATCAGGCCCCGCCAGGTGCGGCGCAGATCCGCGCCGATCTCGAGCAGGACGATGCTGGTCATATCCCCGGAGCGC